CTAAGTTAGCAGAAGAGATCCAATCAGCCATCGTAAACCTGGAAGTGATGCCGTCCATGCGTGCTATTATGACCGCTGGCAAGGCTCTGGATCGTGATAACACAGCAGGCTACAACTGCTCGTATCTGCCCATTGATGACCCCAAAGCATTCGATGAAGCCATGTACATCCTGCTCTGCGGCACCGGAGTAGGCTTCTCTGTGGAGCATAAATATGTTAATCAGTTGCCTGAAGTACCGCATCAGTTGTTTGATTCTGAGACTACTATTGTGGTGGCCGACAGCAAAGAAGGATGGGCCAAGGCTCTACGACAACTCATTGCTCTTCTATATTCTGGCGAAGTGCCAAAGTGGGATCTATCCAAGATACGCCCTGCTGGTGCGCGACTCAAGACCTTCGGAGGCAGGGCCTCGGGACCTGGTCCGTTGGAAGAACTGTTTAAATTCTCAGTCAGCAAGTTCAAAGGAGCCAGTGGTCGGCGTTTATCATCGATCGAGTGTCATGATATACTCTGCAAAATCGGGGAAGTTGTTGTGGTTGGAGGTGTCAGACGCAGTGCGATGATTTCGCTGTCTGATCTTGAAGACGACCGTATGCGTTCATGCAAATCTGGAAACTGGTGGGAACAAAATGGACAACGAGCACTTGCTAATAACTCAGCCACTTACGAGACTAAGCCGGAAATTGGACAGTTTCTACAAGAGTGGACAAGCCTCTACAACAGTCACTCTGGAGAGCGAGGAATCTTCTCACGAGCCGCTAGTAAGTCTCAGGCTGCAAAGAACGGACGACGGGATCCTAATCACGACTTTGGGACAAACCCATGCTCAGAGATCATTCTTCGTCCATACCAATTCTGTAACCTGACAGAGGTTGTTGTTCGTGCTGAAGACACGGTAGAGACGCTGGCACGCAAGGTACGCATTGCCACGATTCTAGGTACGTTCCAATCTACGCTGACACACTTCCCGTATCTGCGTAAGATCTGGCAGAAAAACACTGAGGATGAACGCCTATTGGGTGTTAGCCTAACAGGCATCCTCGATAACGAATGGATGGGAGAAGTCTGTGATAGCACTGCGAAGAATCTTGAACAGTTACGCCAAGTCGCTGTGGATACCAATCATGAGTTTGCAGCACTTCTGGGAATTCCTACGTCTGCTGCAATTACTTGTGTCAAACCTTCTGGCACTGTGTCTCAACTTGTTGACAGCGCCTCTGGTATTCATGCTCGACATAGTCAGTATTATATACGCCGGGTTCGTGGAGATAAAAAAGACCCTCTCTCGACGTTTCTAGCGACATCTGGCGTGCCTGCTGAAGACTGCGTAATGCGTCCAGACAGCACAGTAGTCTTCTCATTTCCGATGAAGGCTCCAGCAGGAGCACGGTTGCGTGACGATCTAACAGCACTACAGCACCTTGATCTGTGGTTGATGTATCAGCGCCATTGGTGTGAGCACAAGCCGTCTGTGACGATCTCTGTTAAAGAGCACGAGTGGATGGATGTTGGCGCTTGGACCTGGAGGAACTTCGATGAGATCTCTGGTGTGTCGTTCCTGCCGTGGGATGGCGGTTCATACCGTCAGGCTCCCTATGAGGAATGCACCAAGGAGCAGTACGAGGAACTGTTGGCTAAGATGCCGAAGCAGATCAATTGGGATAACCTGATTGAGAAGGACGACAACGTCGAAGGTGCTCAGACACTGGCCTGCGTTGCCGGACACTGCGAGATATGAGGAGGTATTATGTACAAAATAGAAATCAAAAGACCGACGTATCTTGTGAAAGATGTTCGAATAACTCCAGATTCAGCAGTTGTCTCTGATTTTATAGGCGATGTTTTAAACGATTTAAAATACGCTGAAGATAAAACTGACTGGGAAATTGTAATAACTCACACAGATATTAAATATCTTGGAGAGTACGTAGAATGATAGTTGACTTTTATCTCATCTCAGGTATAATGCTCGGCGCCGAGTTTGTACACCTTGATGGCGAGGACGGCCTTGAGAAAGGCTTTGTCGTCGATCTCTTCGTGGTACGAATAATGTTTTTGTGGTAGTCTAGGTGGGCCTTGGTTTAGGGGTCTCTTCGGAGACCTCTTTTTTTATTCTTCTTTTTCGTACATCTCTTTCTCATGCTTGCGGCGTTTAACCAGCCCAGGCAGTTCCTTACCTCCAGCCTTAGTCCACATCATAAAAGCCTCCGCAGCGCCTTCATAGTCTCCACGGTTGTGCTTCATTCTGATGCTTGACCTTTGGAGGTTCCCCAGTCCGACATTGAATGAGAAACTAACCAAGGCATCGAAGCGGCCTTGAGTGAGACCTTGAGGGCATAGTCGTAGTACGCCTCGCTCAAATGTAGCAAGGTCTGCTGCCAGGATAGCATCGACTTCAGCACTTGAGAGGGTTCGATCCCATTCAGCGGGAAGTGGTATATTTTTGCGTTCATTTATAGGTACCCTAATATGATTGGGATCAATAACGTGACCGACACCAACAGTCCACAGTAAAGCAGGACAGCGATACGGACGAAATCTGACTCCTTCATCTCTTTTAATCGATTCTATGCACTCTTTCGATACTTTCACTTCTTGCCCCACTGACGAGATCCAAACCAGAATGCAATGATTCCACTTAGCAGAGCCATCTCATCTTCGCTGAAAATAACGTCAGTGGCTGCGACAAACTCTTCTACCGACATCGCACCTAAGCCTCCTTTGAGCAGGAAGTACGTCAGGCCGATGTTGATCAGCACCAGTTCCAGCACAAAGATAAAGGTCACAGCAGGCCGTACAATGCCGTTCAGGTTCACTACCCAGTCAGACGCACGTGCCATAATGGCCTTGTCGTGTTCCAGAGCAGCATTCTGACGCTGTGCATCGGTCTCCATTGCTACCTGATCTGTGCGGATCTCTTCCACACGAGCCTGTGCTATGAAGCCACGCTCCATCATAGCCAGTTCACGCTCAGTCTGCATAGCAGCCAGTTTCAGTTCATGGGCTTTATCGTCACGGTCTTTAAAGAACTCAAGGATCTTAGGTAGACCTGACATACCAAAGCCGATAAGAGAGGACAACAGTGATAGCATTACATGACTCCCATCATTTTAAAGATACCGTACACTACTGCGGATGCACACATGAGTACCAACCACTCACGCCTGACTTGCATACGCTTGCGGTAGTATTCATCGTTTAGTTCTAAGTGTTGTTTTCGCATCTGTACTATCAGAGACTTTACTTCGGACACAGCAGATCTGCCGTATTCCTTTTCTAGTTCTACGTACATCTGGGCTTCAGCATCCCTGATCTGCCTGATGATCTTGTACTCATCATAGGCAGTCATAAACATCATGTCTCCACGACGTTCAATCTGTTGCTGCTTGCGCTTCCAGGCAACCCTAGCCTTTGCCTCCTCGTCGAGGAAAGCATTGACTTCTTTAGCGGTTTCGTTGATCTCCTTGCCAACTTTTACCGCTTCTTTGATTCCCCCTAGCGCAGCCCTTGCGGAGGCGGCTGCGTCTTCCATTATTTATTGAGTAGGTAAGTTTAAGGTAGAGGACAACAAGCCTTGCAAAGACAGGCTTTCTGGTAGAGGTGCTGTTTGACCAGACGCAATACGGCTAGATGCCTGTAAAGCAGCCCTACGGCGCATCACACTCTGTGCATAGTCAGCAAGCAGTCCTGTGCCAGCAGCAGTGGTCGCCAGTACAGGACTTTGACCAAATGTGTACACACCGCCAGCAGCAGCCAGTTTAGACCGAAGTGGGCTGAACTGTGCAGCAAAGGACAGAATCGGATCGATAGAACCGCCTTCAGCAACAGACCTGATGATGTTACGCTCTTCTTGCGTAAACAGTTTCATCTTGTCTTTGTTTGAAGCAATGTTTATAAAACCACGCCGAATCAGTTCGCTCTCTGATGCTTTAGGATCTAATGCCTTTGCTTCTGCAACATTAAGAGCATCATCAAGTATCTGTGCTCTGCTGGCATTTCTCCAGTCCTTCCGAGCACTGACCAAAGTTTTTACAGCCTCGTCTATTCCACCTTTACCAGCAACAACGTCTTTTTGTGTAATGTTACTTATAAAGTTGTCAACACGATTGACCGCTTCATTACCAAGTCGTTTGATGTTAGGATCTCGATTTGCTTTGAGATCATTTAGGATGCCACGAACCTTATCTAAAGTAGAGAAGGACATCTGTGGATTCTGCTGTATGATTGACTCAATCTGAGCAAGACGAGCATTGATTTGGTTTGCTTCGTCTGTGCCTGGGATCATACGAGCGTCATCAAGATCAGAACGAATATCACCAAGCATCTTCTTAACACTTGAATCTTTGATGGTGATACCTGCTTGATCTACTTTGTTATACGAAGCAGATGCACGCTGACGTATCTCTTCTGCCGTATACAGAGGAAGTTTACGTTGTTCAATACTGGATATTGTTTTTCCTACGCCAGATGCCGTAATAGCACCGATACCGACACCAGCAAGTGTTGCTGCTAAATCGCTGCCTGTGTATTGCTTCACAGCCTCTGCTGTAGGTTGTGCAGCAGCGCCAGCAGCGGCTGCGGCTGGAATCTGACGCTGAAGGTCTGAAGCCAGTGCAGGCACTTTTGGTAGCATCTTAGCGGCTGATCCTACCCCGGCAGCGCTTTCTGTGGCGGCACCAACGGCCCTCTCAAGCGCTGTTTCTGGCTCTGGAAGCCCCATTGCAGACAGCCCTCTGCTTTGTTCTGCGTACACAGAAGGAAGCCGTTTTTCAGACCCCAGTGCCTGTGCTGCTAAGTTATAAGCGCCTCTTCCAGCCTCTAGCACCGCAGCGGCAGGTGATGTAAATGCTTGGTACCCATAACGAGCAGTAAGGCCCAACTGACGTAATGCCTCCTCGCCAAGACTACGTTGAGGCTGTTCAGGCGCCGGTGCTGCTGCTTGTTTAGCAGTGCCTAAGTGAGCCTGAATCCTCGCTATTGCCTGCTCATTACTAAGGCCGTCAGGCAGGTCATAGAATTTACCTTCATATTCGTAAACAGGCATAGTTAATCCTACCGTAGTTTAATGGGGTTATCACGAGTACCAGCACCAGTTCCTTGTGCAGCAGGAGGAATGATCTCTGTAGGCATATAGTTCTGACTAAAGTCAAAGTCATTCAAGTTATTATACTTGTTAGCATGGGTATTCATCTTCTGATACAGACTGATCTTGCCCTGTTGGATTTCCTTCAGTTTCTGAATGATTTCCATACGTGCTGTCGGGCTGTTCTTCAACTGAGGAATACGTGCCTCGATAAACTCACGGTCTGTGTTAGAAATCTGAGCACCAAGTTTACCGCCAAGTTCTTGCATAACAAGATCTTTAGCACCTTTGTCATAGCGTTCGGCACTAGCAAGTGTTCTTGCCTGCTGTGTACTCAACAAACCAATTGAGTTCAGGAAGTTAGCGGCTCCAAGTGCAGTCAACGCCAGCGGACCAGAATACAACTCATTTGTCGACGCTAGTCGTTCCATATCCTGAAGTGTGTTCAAAGAAGACCTAGCAGAAGATGCAGACAATGCAGCAGCATCTAGAGCCTTAGCCTGTAACTGACCACGCTCTCCAGCAAACTTGCTTTCTTGTGTCATATTGATGGTTGTGCCACCAGGAACAGAAAGTTTTAACAGTTCACGGGAGTTATTTAAAAGTTGGTTCTCTTGCGTAGTTAGGTTTGGCTTGCCTGCCAACATCATCACTGCTTGGCGTGCTTGATCCAAAGGACTTAGTTCTTTTTCCTTTTGCATCGTAGCAAGATTCTTGTAACCAGCCGTGGTCTTCTCAAATATCTCGGCACCTGCTCTTTGAGCGGCCATCGAAGATTTTGCTGCTTCCTGTCGAATAGCGGTAGCCATGCCAATAAACTGAGGATTTTTGCCTAGTTCTTGCGCCAAAGCAACCATGCCTTCAGGCGTGGACAAATCTGCACCAGAAGCCTGTACTTGCTGAATAATGCTCTGCACATCAGCGGCTTGCTGAATCTGAGGATTGGTGCCAAGAAGAGGTTTTACATTCCCTCGCTCCAGACCACTAAGAGCATAGTATACACCAGCAGATCCGGTACCTTGTCCGCCCATTTTGGCTAGTTCCATAGCCCTGGTGTCGGCTTGTTGATACAACTGCCGTTCTACGTTCTGAGGCGTAAA